AGGGACGCAAGACACTTGCTACTGAAACGCCCGAACTACGGGAGATAGATGTATAATGAAAATAGATCCGTCACAAGCCCCTCGTGGTAGCATAGAGGCAAAAGACCCGTTTGCAATGGCACCCCCGGGATACGGCCTAACAACCGACAATCAACAGTGGCCGTGGGGACAACCCCCACAGATTGTTGACCCGCAACAGGCTTTGCAAGCTGCTATAACTAAGCTAAACCGCAAAAAGAACAAGCGTGAATTGATGAAGCTGTTGATTGTCGGCGCGTCGGTTGAGGTGCTTGTCGAAGGATACATTTTTCAGGCATTCTCCGAAGGTCAATTCACACCGGATGTCGGTATGCTGATCAAAGCCCCTCTTGCGATGGTTGTTGCGGGTATGGCTGAAGAGGAAGGTATTCCGTACCGTTTCTTTGAAAACGACAACGAACTTGAAAAAGATGAGATGGATGACGAAACCTTCTTCCGTATGATGAAGCAAAACAATCCGGGTATGTTCTCTGTTATCCGTGAAAAGATTAACGAAGACATTCGTAGTGGCTACATTCCAGAAGAGCCACAAGAAGAAAACTTTATGAACATGAAACCGACTATGGAAGAGGCGGAGTAAGCTATGGGTATTGGCGCAGCGTTTGCTACTGGCCTTGTAAAAGGCTTCACACAGAACATCCAACAGGAAAAGGCACGTCGGTTAGCCGAACAGCAGAAGATTGACGCATTCGAACAAACTGCTCTCCAGTCGGTTTTGACGGGCAAGGCAACCAAGTCGGGTTATGCTTCAGTGTCCAAGCTTATCAAATCTGCACAACAGCAGATAGATGAGCGTCCAGATATCGACATCTTTGGTCGTGCAACCGACGCGATTGATATTGACTTTGCAAGCTTGCAGAGTACCTTAGAAAGTGCTGGTGATTATAACTTTGAAATTAAGGGATCTAAGCACACTCTTGGATTTTCAATGGCAAAGGATCTAAAAGATACAAACGGTATTTTGACTGAAGCATCCACTCTGTTGCAAGATCCTGATGTACAAAAAAAATTGAAAGAGGACGAACTTCTATATTCAAAGCTTGAACCTATCATTACTGGTGCCCAATTTGATATATATTCAAAAGAAAGAAGTGCTTGGATGCAGGGCAATAAAGAAGGTAACTTTGTGCGTCCTGATATTTATGCTATATATCCCGGACTATCAAACTATGCAGATATAGGTAAGTCCTCTCACGGCATAAACGTTCCAGAATACGCACAAATTGTTAATTCGGCAGGATTAGAAAAAGCACCTGAAGGGTTTGAGATAGTAGGATCTAAGGTAATTAAAGACCCTACCACTGGATCTTTGTCTTTTGGTAATGTTGTCTTAGCGCAGGAATCGTTACCTGCGTTTAGCAACATAACAAAGCGAGTTAGTGACTCTTTAGGGATGAAGTTTCAAGAAGGACAGTTTTATAATTACTGGGTTGGCATAGACGGAAACGGAAATCAATTAAGTATGGACAAACAGTTTTTTGCTGTTCCCGGTGTTTCTGTACAAGAGAAGGAACAAGCCCTAAACGCAAGTGTGCAAATTCACGCCCAAAACTTTTTTCCTGTAGACGGTTTAGATCCTGACAGTGGTAGCCTCTATCGCATGACTGACGATAACGTTCTTGTTGTAGATGATTTTATACGTACTACCGACGCAAAGAATTTTCAGCAATTGACAATGGCAATAGCCCCGTCTATGAGATACGACAAGCTAAAAAGTTCAGCCTCTGTTTCATTCTACGTTCAGGAAGACGGGGGTGAGTCACGTCAAAACTACGTTCTACAAAAACAGTATGGAACCGACTTGGCTGGTAAACAAGAAAAGTTTACTATGGGCTATATGATTCAGCAAAGAGATGCAAAGCAAACTGCTCTAGATCAACTAAATAACCTAAAAGCAAAAAGAGCAGAGGTTGGTGACCCAGAGCCATATGTAAGTTTTAAAAGAATCATAGGGGTTTGGACAGGAGATCAAGGTATTGGAGCAGCAATAGCATCCGACGTTTTTGGAGCAGGGTTTGAAAAAGAATCCGCTCTAGAATCAGACAAGTTAGATCTGTCTGTCTATGATAGAATGGTTGCGGCAAAGGGCGATGCAGTAGGAGATGATGGTACTTCTCTGGCAGAATTAGAAGCTATGCGTATCTCTCTTGCCTTCCAGCTTGCTCGTGCAGCAGACCCGTCTGGTCGCTTATCTAACCAAGATATCCAACAGCAATTGGATCGCTTGGGTGCCGGATTCTATACCAGAGATCAGGCTCTTGCTAAAATACAGGTTGTTATCGATGAGATGGAACGTGACGTTCAAAAGATGAATGTGCTTGTAAACTACGGCAGAGGAAACGCACAAATTTCACAGATGGATGCAAAGATAATAGATGCGGCTATTGCTGCAGACTCTTTGATGAATAGAGCAGGTGCTATCCGGGGTAAACGTAATCAAGAACAGATAGCGTCTGGAGTTGGTGATGACATGATCTTTCAAGACATCAACATGTCTACGCGAAAAGGACCAAACGGCGAAGATTTGTACTTTTCCCTTGCACCGGACGGTAACTATAGGTACGACAGCAACAGCAATCAACTATTCATGTACAAGGACGATCAGGGAAATACAAAGACTATTTCTGCAAATCAACTACCTAGACCGTCTGCTGCAGGTACATCTTCACAATCTAGTCCTGCTGCCTCAGATGCTTCTGCACCACAATCTAGTCCTGCTGCCCCAGATGCTTCTGCAGCGGGTTCACCTGAAGGTTTAGGTGAGACTCTCGCTCCAAGTACTGAATCTTCAACTATGAACATAACAGACAAGATGGAAAATGGACAACCTCGTTACACCTTTTCAGGCACCAACTCAGGCGGCAGGGTTAAAAACAACGAAACCGGAAAGTACGAAGAAGGTCGGTTTATTATCGATCAAAGTGGAAACCTAGTCAGGCTCGACAGCAAGATAAACGCATAGGGAATTAGTATGGCTGAAATTCAACAGCGCACACCAGAAGCGAATGTACCTCTTCCGGGGGGTTTAATCACTGGATCTAGTGACGTTGCACAGACAATACAGCAGGAAGCACAGCAAGAGCCTACTGTAGATCTGGTCAACATGGATTCTATCCTGTCTGGTCAAACCAGCATGATTGGTGATATGGAAGTATCTCCTGCTGATATTCAACAGGCGCAAGCTTTTCTGTCTGGTCAAACCGACGATTCAAAAGCATATGATAGAATTGACGCTATGTTGGCTACGTACAAAAAGCGACAGGTTACTGCTACACAAAGAGCGGATATACCCCTAACAAAGATCACTGACGAAGGAAAGCGGGTTCCTGATATCCCGCCTGAAACCGACGACAAGGGCGGGTTCTACGGTGTGATGCCTAGCGAAAAGCAGTTGATGACAGGGTATGCAAAAGATAGAATAAAATTAGCAGATACCTTAGAAGCAAAGCTTGTAGATCCAGAAATAGTTGAACTTATGTCTGATCATTTTCGTACAGATTTCTGGAACGTTACCCGGTCTGGGCTGATTGAGTTTGGTCGGTTTGCAGCGGCGGATATTCCTCCGTTTCTTGCTACTTTGGATGGAACAGTTACACAAACTGTCTTTGATGCATTTGATAAAGATGTAGATTTATTTGGTGAAAAAAGCAACTGGGATGCAAACTGGAAAGCAAACAGTGCGATGTTTGATACATGGGGTAATATCCTAAAAGAACAGGTCGGCATAAACCCATCCTATGCTAAAGCCTTGAATGATTCCTTAAAAGAAAAGTACATAGCTAGACACGGACTAGATGCGTACGAAGCTAAATTTACAAGAACTATAGGTGAAGGTGAAGACGCTGTATCTATAGAAATACCTATGGTAGATCAAGATATAGCCGCTGAAATGGTTGACTTTGGTTTTAAGCAGCTTCCCGCAACATCTCAAGTTCTTAGTTACTTTGGAACAGATGCGCCAATCACTGCTGGTATCGCTTTTAGACATCTCAGCAAAGGTGCAAAGCAGCTTAAATACTTGGAAGACGGAATCAAGGCTAATCCGTTTCTTGCAAATCTATCGCCTGTTGCCGCTATTCGTCAACTTAGAATTTCAGATGCAACAGGTAAATGGTACGAAGGAGTTACTAAATTCAAGAGCAACGTAGGTAGTCGATTTGGTTACACTGGTGCGCTAGGTAACACCCTAGAAAACAATTCGCAAGCCGTTGCTATGCACGCTATTGCTCGTGACATACAGGATTACGACAAAATTTTAAATACGGCTAAAAACATAGACGCACCGGACACACGTATAGTAAACATACGCGGCGACAAGATGTCTATACTAGATGCAAAAATGAGAAGAAACCAACTAGAGGGTAGATACAATCGTCTGTACTTGGCGGGTGCTGAAAACCCATACTTTTTTAACACGATGGTTGATGAAGCTATCGTTGCCAACGCCCAAGCATTTGGTTACAACTATATTACTAGCATAGCAGGTAATGAAATCAGCCAAGATACGGGGGCTATGTTAGGTGCTCTTGCTAGTGCATTTGGAGTTCGCCCTAGTGTTCGTATAGTTAAAGGTGTGGCTACTTCTGCCTCTCGTACACAACCGGGTCAGATGATCGTAGATGGATTTAGACTCCTAGAAGACCTTCCGTTAGATTTGTTTGGTTCTAGAAAGCTTCAAGGTCTTTTTGTAAACCGTGCTTTAGACGATCTTGAACGTGAATTTTTATCTTCTACGGGGAGACCTCTAACTGGAAAAGAACGTGCTGCTGTATATTCCACAGCTAAACTTATGAGTAATATAAGGCCGGATCAACGGGAGATGGTTGTTCGTTCAATAGATGAATATAACAAGATGCGGGATCGAATTATTGATTCTTTTCCTGAAGAGCTACAAGATGAAGCTAAAGACGCCTTCCGTCTTTCCTTCGCTCATGCATCTGGCTTGGCACCACTTCAAGCTATGGAAAAGGCCAGTCTCACAAATGTAAACTTAAAAAGCATAGAACAAGCAATAGATGTACAGCTTCAGGCCGAAAACTCTTTCCGTATGATGCAGCTAGGCGTAAACAACTTACGCAACTTGATTGAAAAATCAACAGGCATGAAAACAACCGACAGGCAGTACCTAGACGCATGGATAGGTAACTTTGAAAAGGCGGCTGATGGACAACAAACCTTAATGACTAAACGTCGTCAGGAGTATCTTGGCTTAATTGAAAATTATCGTGATAACGCACTTCAAAATCCGTCAGAAAAAATAGACGGGGATACACTAAAGACACTCGTTAATTTAGAAAAAACTATAAAGGGTGAAGGTAAGGTACTTAACGTAGAAGAAGAACGAAATATCCTGATAGATAATGTAGCGGCCTTACAAAATGCGCTTTCTGAACGCCTCGACACTATTAAATATTTACGCGGTGGCGAAGGTTTCGAAAGAAGAATGGGCTTGGAACTTGAAAGGCTTTACGATATTCAGGAAGAAAAGTTAAGACTGCAACGGGGTCTTATCTACAAGAATGCTGAAGAATCTCTTGGCGATGACAAGTTTATTGATATGAGTCCCGCCTTCCAAGTTCTCATGGACAAATTCAACGTTAAGTCTGCAGAAGATTTCGGTCGGCTGTTTTCTGGTGAAGCTTTCTTTGCCCGTACTCGTTCTGCAAAGGATGCGTGGACTGCATTTAATACAGCAGGTGAACGCTCCATACGTCAGCAATTAGGTTTTGATGAAGACGATGTTGCAGAGTTGTATGCTCGTATGTCTCAGCCCAAGCTTAAAAATGGTAATGACAATCCAGACTTTATTCCGCCGCAATACTTAGGTTCGCCTGAATCACCTAACTATGCAGTTATGGCATTTCATCTGTCTACCCGACAAGCTGATGATGGTGAAAAGTTTATACCGTTTATGGCAGGGGCATTTGAAGCAGACGAAATGAAGCGGTACTTTACAAGTATAGCAGACAGAACTAAGGATGAGACACGTGCAATCCAATTCACCGACATGGCTAATGGTATTGAAGATGCAATAGCTTCAGATCCTGCTGTTGCTGCAGCAGTGGAAGGTGCTCGTTCAGAATATAAAAGAAGCAAGTTTGATAAGATGCGTCCCGGATCATTGGGAGATAAGATAGACAATTCAAGAACAGGTCCGGCATTCGAAGAAACAGCAGAATTTGAATACGCTCACCCATACAAAGCAAACATGCAACCCCAAAACTGGCACAAGGATTTTGGAATTGGTATTGATGAAATACTTCAAGATAAGACAGGGGCTACAGGTCGGTTGCAGAATTCTGTAGAGGAATTTAGAAGATACTGGGGTGATCGTGTAGAAGAGGTTACAGATGCAGACGGAAACGTTACAAGTCAGTTTGTTTTTGATGCTACCACAGAAGATGGCATGTCTCTTTGGAAAGCTTTACAAAAATCAGCAGAAGCAAGTGTCTTCTCTAGCTGGGGTAGTGCACGTGAACTAAACCTACAAGAAGCTATACGTCGATCCGCATCTGGTCAAGACATATCAGAGGGTTCGTACAAGTTTGGTGTTTTGTCAAAGCTTAATAATGCACAAGAACAATTCACAATGTACGTAAGAACAAAGCCGGGTGAACCACCACAGAAACTAAACTTGGTGGACTTCGGTGATATGTTTGAAGCCGAAGCAGATATTGCGGATTTGATTGGCCTGAGTAAAGAAGTGAGAAAACAGTTCGATGATTTTCGTCGTACAGTAAATGGTGAAACCGGAAATCTGGGGGAACTAGCGAAAGATGAGGTTTTGAAATCAAAGCGATTCCAGAACAAAATGGAAAGAATAGCTGGTACAAGCGATGTAGGTGATTTCTTTGAAATGTACATTGCAAGAGGAACAACATCAAGTATCAATATGCTTCGTGATACGTTCGTAGATGGTCTTGTTGCAGAAGTCCCTAACATGACACGGCAACAGGCGATAAACGAATTTAACAGCGGCATGGTTGTTATGATCACTAATGGTTTGCTTCGTCGCGCTGAAGTTGCACCTTCACAGACTGTTACTTTTTCTTCTATAGATGGTGGAGCCGCAGTTGGATACAAAAATTTTGATGGTACTACTAGAACAAGAGAGACAATGACCAATGCTGCCCAGCTTGTAGCAGATCTTGAAAACGAAGACACTATTAAAATACTACGCGAATTTATGGATGATGAACACCTTCAGTATTTACATGATTTTGCTGGGTTTATGCAAATGGCGTCAGGAACATCTGTAAATCGCTATTCATCAAACGGTGTACGTTCTATATCTCCAAATGAAGTAATTAGCCGCGCCTTCAACATTGCACGGGGTATGGTTAGTCCTACATATGTTGGTGCAGAGTTTGCATTTAGGGTGTTAGAAAAACAGAAGATATCTCTGGTACAGGTAGCTGCAGAAAGTAAAGAAGCTGCACAAATCTTAAATAGAATTATCGCAAAACCTGAAACCGTAACAGATGCAAACGTAAAAACGCTGGGAACTATCCTTACGTCTATTGCGGCTCGTGAAGCGGCACGACTATCACAGAACAAAGTATCAGAATACATTCCGCCGGAAGCTATCCTTGCGGCAACTCAATATGAAAGACAGGAGCAAGAAACCTATGAAAAAGCAGTACCATAACGGCCCACGCAAGGGTATGATGTATGGCGGTGCAACCCGTCGCAAACCTATGATGTACGGCGGCACGGCAACCAAGCCCCGTAAAAAGGCACAGATGGGCGGCATGATGTCATCGAATCCGATGATGCAGCCACAGAAAATGAAACCGACGATGCAACCACCCCTGTCTATGAGCATGGCAGAAGGTGGTATGGCAAGCCTGAAACCTGTACCCGCAGACAACAAGGGTCTAGGTAAATTACCAAAACCTGTACGAAATAAGATGGGCTACATGATGTACGGGGGAAAGGCTAAGAATCGTGGCTAGAAAAGTTGTTCGTGCCCCAGAGGGCTATCACTGGATGAAGCAAGGCAAAGAGTTTGTCCTAATGAAAAACCCCAAAGACGGTTACAAGCGTCATCGGGGTTCGTTCTTGAATGCACGATTCGAAATAATCAAGGAACACAAAAAGAAAAAGAAATAGCCTTAGATGTAAGTGCGGGATTTCTCCATCATTTCATCACCCATCGATCTGAGGTACCTTAACAGGGATGCTATTGAGTGTGCACCTTCATACTCTGGCATCCCTTTATTCATTGTGGCTTCGAATTGATCAGGCGGTATACCGTCCCAAACCAACTCGACATTTCCATCCTGATTCAAGTACGCTGTAAATTGAAATAGGTTAGCCTTATGCTGCTTCTTTGCCATTGACAGTCTCTAGTTCTTGTATTGCTAGGTTATAACAGTCAGCCTTGAAAACAAAGCCGTTGGCAGGATCAACATCACCTACCTTATATTTGATTGCCTTCTTGTAATAGTCTGCTTTAGGTATCTCACCCAAGATCCACGCCTTGCTGTGGTCGGTAAGGATACGAACAAACACGTAGCTATCGCAGTCTTGTTTCGTACCGTGTGCCGCCACAGAACAATCGTAGTTAGGTGAAGGGGTTGTGTTGCACCGCTTAGTCTTTACGTCAACACGTCGGTTTCCTACCATCAAGTCAAAGTCTTTGCTGTTGGCTTCGATACCGCCAGTGTAATCCTGTACGATAATCTCACCAATAGCACCGACAACATTAGATAGACTACCCGTTATGCTGCCCTGTAGATTACCTACAGAGGCGGCTTTCTTTTTGGCACGGGCAATGATGCTAGGAGTTATTTTTATTTGTATCATCTTCTTCTCTGGGTAAATAGACTAAAACAAACGAGCCACAGTTGGCACAACTAAGGTTGGTGACCATAGAATGATCTGGATCATCATCCGTATCATGGTCACCGCCCCAAGTCAAGTTGTAACTACAATGCCAACAGTTCATGCCGCGTTCAAATCCACTACTTCACACACACCAGCAGTACATGCCAGTTCTCTAGATCCAGTAGTGTTATCCTCTTTTTCAAACTCTGTCAACTTGTTCCAGTCAATAACAACGTCCTTGTACTGTTCGCGCCATTCTAGGTATTGATCTGGTTCGATGTCCTGATACGGGGCTTGTTGATATGTGTGATCGCTGTGAGGCAAGAACGATACCCCTGACGCCACGTCAAAGTTTTCATACACCCACGCACCAACTTCCATCCACTCGTTTTCTTTTACCGTAACGGTGATAGAAGGCTTGTGTTCGCACCAGTGAATTGCGTACGTCTTCCACAGTTCTAGCTGTTGAATAGCTGTCATCTGTGTACGTGTCACTGCCCCCTCTGGTGACTTCATAGCAAACGAGAACACGGTAACACTATCAGGCTTCATCATGTCACGCTCGTTGTGCAGTCCCTGCTCAATGAGGAACTGTGTCAAGGGGTCTTTGTTGTCACCACGAACTGTGCGGATGTAGTAATCGTTGTGTCGTGCGTGAATACCACTAGCTGCGTCCACGAGTTGAGATACAGTACCCGATGGCTTTACACAGGTGATTGCTGCACTCTGTGGTATTCCAAGCATGTTCGCAAACTTCTTGTTTGTATCTACGGCTGTTTGACGCATTTCTTCTAGCCAACGCTTGCTGTCTACGTTCTTTGAAAGCACGGGATGATCCATGATACCAGTCAAGGATACGCCTAACAAACGCTCTTCCTCTGTGTTGTCCTTCCATATCTTCCTCAAATATTTAAAGTCCGTCAAGGTAGATTGTAGGGTTCCCAAGATAGTTGCAAGACGAACCTTACGCTTGAGATCATCCAACGAGTCGGCTTCACGAACCACAACCTCTGACAAGTTACAGAACTGATAACCACGCAAGATAATCTCAGAACACGGGTTGGTTCCCCACATGTGCCCTTGCTCACGGCGTCCGTTACGACCGACTTGCTTGTCTGCCGCTTCACGGTTGAACATACCACGCTCACCAGACTTGCTGTCATACAAGGCAAGCCACTCACGCATAAACGTACCCATCTCTGGCTTCGTTTTATACGCTACAGAATTGTTTGCCAGCGCACGTTGTCCTTCGTTTTCCCACCACATGCCTGACTTGGCGTGTGCCATTTGATCGTCATTTAAGTTAGATAAACTAATTAGTGCAGAACGACGTACGCCACCTACAACTACAACCTCGCCTATCTTACACATGATGTCGTGGCATTCGATAGGAAACAACCGACGCCCTTTAGCTTTCTTGAATATACTAACAGTAAAATCAAATAGGTCTAACAGCGGCTGTGGTCCGCTTGCACGTCCCCCCATCACTTTCAAACGTGCCCCTGCTTCCCGTATAGCAGACACATCCCATGTAGGAATCTGTCCCGCATATAGCAAAGCAATAAGTTCACGCAGAGCTTTTGCCCATCCCGGCTTACTGTCAGCTACTGAAATAACGATGTCAGAACTACCAAAATTATCGGATACAACAGGTAATCTATCCACATTTTCTCTCTCCACACTAAACCCAACACCAGTACCACACATCAAAATATACATGCATTCATCAAACGCACGAGGACTATCAACAGGAATGTAGCTACAATTATAGCCACAGATATTGTCACGAGCAAGAGCCGGACCTGCTGTCATCATTGCTCTCATAGATGGCATGACATCAAGACTCAAAATACCTTCACGCAAATCGTCGGTTACCTTCTTGTCTAGCTTAACGCCGCACTTGCCCTGAATCTGGTTTTCCATGAAACCGACGTATCGATCCACAGTCTCGTCCCAGTTTTCACGGCGTTGTTCATCGTCTAGCCAACGTGCATAGCGTGACTTGTGAATGAATTGTTGATATGATGTTGGTAGCATGTTGCTCATGTCTTATTCCTTCTCTGTTGTTTCGATCAGTTTGTTGAGGTACCACTGGGCTTTTTTAAGGTCTTCGATTCCGTTTTTGTATCTGTACCGCCAGAGGTATTTGATGATGTTTCCTTGCAGGTAGTATTGAAACCCATCGTCTGTCGCCGCCGCGATTGCTTCAATGCACTCGACACCTGCTTGATTGTAGTGTGCCGGACTGTTGACAAGATCTACACCCCCGTATGCTTCTTTACCCGCTTGTTCTGCTAGATCATAAGATGGCGGGTAATCTTCTATGCTACCTACATCTATCTTAGATTTCATAAATTGTTCGTGTCTCATTGTTCTGTACCAAAGTCCACTCTAATCACATTGTCTTCAACCGACTTGATAAGCTTGGGGTCTTCGACCTCTGCTTCATCAAGCATCTCTTGCCCTGCCAAACGAAACTTCACAGACGCTACACCTTGATCGTACAGTTCATCTGTATGAAGTCGTATCATATCAATTGCACCTTCTTGTATCAACATAGCAGGGTTGAAATCTTCATCGTCATCGTATGTATTACCTGTCGTATCATATGCTGACAAGGTAAATTCGCCGTTACCTGTCGGTCTTAATATGATGTAATACCTGTCTGGTAATAGGGATGCTGCTTCCATAGCCTGATTAAATTCGTCGTTGTCGCTCATTTTTTATACCAATCTGTGGGTATCGTACCTTCTGCCCACTCAAATTTATAACGTTCACACCATGCAGCATACGTCGTCTTACTGCCTTTGTAAATCTTATTCGACGCTCTTAGGAACACAAATCGTATGTCCAACTCAGGGTGCTGTCTCTTTACAAGCAGCATCTTTACCCTGTCATCTTTGGTCAGGTGTCCCTTTGCTTCGACGTATATGTCGCTTTCAGGAAGATAAAAATCTGGTGTATAGTTACGGGGTTCGGGAATATACTGGAATTTAGAATTTTCATATTCAAAAGGAACTTTGTTATCCGTAAGTATCCTAGCTAAATTAAGTTCGAACTGTGATCTGTATCCCGCTTTTTTCAAAACTCTAATCCTATCGACTGAAATCTTTTTATCAAGTACCCTGCCAGTTTTGGGGATAGTCTTTCGATGTTGGTAAGTTCTGTTGTTAAAGGGTGCATCGGCACACATACATAAGCCCCGCTAAATGCTGTTCTACTGATTTTCTGTAATTCTTCTTCTACAGTTCGCATGTCTCGCACTTCAGTTTCTGCCTGAAGAGATCCATCCTTACTGTAGTTGTTTACAAGAGTGAGGGGTAGCCCATTTTCATGCAAGCGCATCTGAGCTACCCGACGTTCTCCCCCAGACTTGGAAGCCGACTCGATGTAGATATGATGCAAGCTTTTGTTCATGCTCATCAGATCCACCTCATAGTTTTTAACAAACAAGTACGGCATCACACGTCTTTCTTCTTTAGGCTAGAATACCAAACTTGTGGGGGATTCTTAGCCCGTGACGTAACACGGTCGTGTAAGATCGCGTTAGGCCAGCAATGGTGTCTGTAACCACACAGGTTGCATTCTTTAGGCAGTAGTTTGTTTCCAGTCTCTACAATCTCGCCATCCTTCTTGTACGTTTCAGGCACAGCCTTGTACGGCTTGAATGGCTTTACGTCTGGGTTGTTAAGAAACTTGATACGCTCTGCCGCATCCTTCAGGTATGCTTCTTTATCGTCTTGTGACCAATCAGGAACTTCAACAATAGCTACCTGACCGTTGGATTTGTTCACGACAATCCACCCGCCAAACGGCATGTCTGTTGCTTCGGCGTACAAGAACCCCTGCATAAGATAGCCAAAGGGATCGTCTTCCTTTAACTTTTCATATCCACCCAGTCCTGTAAACTTATAGTTGAATGCCCAATCACTGGCTGACTTGACATCCCAAACCTTCTCGACGCCCATCTCATCACGGATGATAACGTCAAGAGTTCCCTTTACTACTTCATCACCAATCTTCAATTCAACAGCACGTTGGTAGTCAACGATGTCTACCCCTGCCTCTTTCATAATTAGCATGATGATAGATTCGGTTAGATCACCGAACATAAACCTGAACAGGGTGTTGTATTCCATCTCTTCCTTGATGCCCTGCTTGTCCAACACCTGTTGGCAAAGAGGACGACCCAAGCCCGACATACGAATACGATAACCACCACGTTCAGTTGTAAGTTGTTTAACTACAGAGTCGCTGCATTCTTTTTGGAAGGCAGCAAGAGTCTCAGGGGAGACAGTAGTTTCCCCCCTGAGAGCCTTAGTCATGTAGTCTTGTATTTTAAGCAGCGTTAGCATCTTCGAAGTCCGCCGCCAGATCAATGTCGTCATCGTCAGCGATAAGCTTTACAGCTTCACGATACTGATTCATAACGTTCTCATTGTGACCCTTTACAGTCTCTGCAAACAAGCCCATGAGTTCCTTGTCCTGATCTGTGATATCGACTTCTTTCTCCAGTGCTGGTACAGGAGTCCAAAAAGTTACGCTACCATTTTTATGGCGGTGTGTAGTAAGGGAGATTTCACACTTTTGCATAAGCTTCTTTTGCTTAGACAAGCCGCCAATAAAATCGCCGATAGGTTTGAAACCGGAACGTTTGAAATACGCAACCACTGGCTGGTCTTCAACCTTCACGTCGGTTCCGTCTGCTGTCTTGAAGTCACCAGATATCTTACCATAAATAACCTGATTACAAACAACGGCACGTGATCGCAAGTAGGCGGGGTCATCTTTCGATAGTTTCTCCTCTTCCTCACGAGTCAATCTTCCAGCTTTATTGATACCATCGGTTGATGGGAACATACCAGACAGCGTCGGTTTCTGTACCGACTTAGATGAAAAGACACCACTCTCCTGATCCCACAGGCTATATTCAAAAGTACGCAGTATAAATCTCATGCTTACTTTCTCTGCGTAGATAAACCGACCATCTAGGTACATCTTCCAAGAACCACGAGGCAAGGTCTGACCATCTTCAGTCTCTGTATCGTAGTTAATATTAATGCGGGGCAAACCGACTTGACGGTTACTATTACCGCCTTGACCGCTTGCTTCCATTAGTGCTTCAACATCGTCGTTATTAAATGCTGAAACAATTGCGTCCATATCGTCAATATTCATTACGTCTGTCCCTGTATCCATGATAATCATGCTCCTTTTTCTAGGGTTGTAGATAGATATTACAGTTCTATTTCTTCTGAGTCAAGCCAATTTTTGCCTATTTTTAATTCTATTCCGACAGGCATGTCATACTCGACACCATACCGATTAACTGTTTCTTCAGGTAAACTCTGCATAGCATAGGCTAATAGGTTGATGCAAGCCTCTTTTTCATCTGGGTGTACATCCAATACAATCGAATCGTGCACTGTGTTGCAGATTACAGAATTTAATTTTCTTGATCGCATCATCTTATCTAGGCGAACCAATGCGGCTGGCAACAAGTCGGCTGTTGCAAATCCCTGTACTGGATAGTTACAGATAGCCGTACGATTTGTAGCTGTACCCCACTCAGTCCAACGTGCAGATGGGAAAGCGTATTGTCTGCCGCTGGGCAATGTAATTACTTTGGTTCGCACTGCTTCTTTCTGCAGTTCCTTGTGCCACTCAGTAACGCCCTCATACTTTTCTTTAAACGCACGGTAATAGCGTTGCTGGTTTTCTGTACCGCTGACACCACCATACAAAGGTTTGAACGTGTGCGCCTTTGCTTCTTGACGTGTGCATCCGATAACACTTGCAGTATAGCTGTGAACATCTGTACCATCCTTCACATCGATGTAGGCTTGTCCGTCTTTAGACAGGAAACCAGCCACCCTGAACTCTAGTTGCGAGTAATCCCCTTCAAGTATAAAACCGCCCGTGAAGCGGCTCTCGACAACCTTCCGTATAGCGAAGGTACTTCCACGCGGCATATTCTGAAAGTTAGGATTGCGACTCGAAAGGCGACCCGTTGCCGTAATACATTGCATGAACTCTGGATGGATGAAACTATTTTCGTCAACATTATTCTTCATTCCTTCTACAAAAGTTGACAGGTAAGTACGCAACGCACTGTAGCGAACATAGGCTACAACGAACTCGTGGGCATCACCAGACAAGTCGGTTTGTCGGTTTTCTAACGTAACCTTGTCTGTCTTGAACCCCGCCGATGCTGTGTCCATTGGGTCACGAGGTATCAGCTTGAATCCGGCTACCTCTCGTGTAGGTATATAAAGAACACCAGCCCCGTCACACCGCTTACAGACACGCACAGCCTTTCCTATCGTGCCATCTTTCTTGCGTGGATGAAACCGACCCTCGCCCCTACACTCATCGCACTGCTGACCCCGTGTCTTGTACACAACATCCGTCATGTTCTTTACGGCAGACTTGAACTCGCCGCGCTTCATCCGTGTACGCATCTTAGGCTTCATTGTGTTGCCGCGCATCTCGTGTCCCAAGTTGAACACGCGCGACCATGCCTTCTTATCTTTAACACGCCGTGAATAGAGCAACACGCTTCTGTCATCGGGACTGGACAGGTTGACAGGGGTATCCCCCATAGCGTCCCGTGCAAGGCGTTCTAGGCGAACCTCAAGTTCATCCATTTCCTGTTGGTATTCCTGTCGGATATCTTCTAGGGTATCTAAGTTAATCTTCAATCCGTTCCGCTCCATACGAGCCAGAACGTCTGTCATCTCAAGCGACAGTCTCAAGGTTGGTAGTAAAGTCCGCTGCATTATATAGTTCCTCAAAGGTAGTGCCAAAGGCTTCAAGCTGTTTAACTGCAATTTCTTCTGTAGCAAGTACGTCAGCTTTACCGTACTCTTCTACTATCTCCCACGGTATATCGTAGAATGTTTTACCGCTTTTAAGATACGGCTCAACAAGGTCTTTCTCCTTGCGGGTAACGTCATACTTTTCTGCAAGAGCAGCAAGTCCAAGAGGCCAACGCTGGGCTTTCGATAAAATATATTCCGCCACCATCGTATCATAGATGTCACCGTCGTAAACAAACCCGCATTCCCGTATCCAAGATAAATCAAACTTTATGTTTTGTCCCACAACTACATCGGCTTCGTCAAGTGCCTCTTGAAAAAGTTCAGGTGCAAAGTCGTGGGCTTGCCTGTCTGCGTGGTAGTAGCAGTGGTAGTGTATATAGGGTGAAGACAGACGCTTGTACCCGATAGATACGAGTCGGTTTCCAAAGTATGGCAGGGCAGTAGTGCCGCCACTATCCTTGTAGATGTGGGTTGTTTCCACGTCAAAGGTTAATATATTCATTCGTCTTCCTTTTTTCTTTTAGCTGGTTCTGGGTCTTTATGACCGTACCACTCTACGTCTTTACCCATCTCTAAGGAACAACCTAAAGGGGCTAAGTCGCAGTTAGGCCAGCTAGGACATCCTAGATGTTCATCTACCCGCTCAATACGAAATACCCTGTGCTTCATAAAACTTACAATAGGAGATATAAATGCCCAATGCAAATACTCCCGAAGTGTCATAGGTTTTCCTGTAGAAAAATCATAGAACTCATCGTTAACAACATAATATATTGATTCGATATGAAGTCCAATATGATCGTGTATAAAATCACAAACCCTGTCTACTACCTTGTATTTTAGACTGTCTTGATCCCACCCAAAATCCATTGGATCAAAATGTCTTATCATAAACATGTTTGTTTTCATCAACCATTCGTGCTTCTTACTCATCTTCTTTCCTTTGCTTGTTACTATGTATGTGATGGCAGTTCGCGCATAGTATACGACACTTTCTAAGTTCTTGAATTAACGTAGATAAATTAAAATGCCGCATGTTCGATATGGAATTTACTTTAGTTGACCTATCTATGTGATCGAATTGCAATGCAGTAGCATCAGCGTTGTAACCACACATCTCACAGCCCTTGTTGCGCTTGTATATATCAAGCCACCGCCCCCTGCTTTCACGCAGTCTACGATTACGCAATGTATTTCTGTGCACCATCAGTAATATATTCCGCGTTCTATATCTATCTGACCATTGATCATACCGTGCCAACCATTCAGCTTATTCTTAGATATGCAAATGTGACGTACGGTATTTTCTACCTCACTAGATCCTGTCTTGCCAATACCAATAATGATGTCAGCTTCACCAGCCTTGCCCGTGCGTGAGTTGTCCAACATAGAGTAGTCAATCCATTGTCTGTCGTGCGCCTCGTAGTTTGCTTGACTAACCGCCCACACTAAGGTCTTGTTTCTTTTAGCTATTTCCCGTGCAAACACATAGGTTTCCTTGAGCCGCTCATCCCCACGATTGAACTCACCTGCAATACGAAACTTATCTAGCTGGTCACAGAACATAACGTCAGGCTTATTCAGCTTGGCATATTCATCGACCTCTTCAACCGACGTACCAACTGAATCCATAATGGTAAGCAACGGGGCGATCTCATCGGCGTACTTAACCGACAGGCTGACTCTGTCTCTGACCATCTCTTCCCGTGTCAAACCAAAGTACGATTGGATGATACGCAACTTAATCTTTGGGGCTGGTTCCTCGTTTGCCCAATACACAACCTTGAAACCCTGCCTGATATATGATGCGGCAAGGAAGCAACAGAATGTAGTCTTACCAACTTCAGGACGTGCAAACAAAATACCTAAGTTACCTCTGTCTAGACCTGTCACATTCTCTGCGATCAGGTCATAGCCGAAAGGGAAGTCTGGATCACCAGCCTCATCATTTAACAGGGTATCCAAATCATCTTCAACTTTAGTGTAGGTAGTTTTGTCACTGATGCGACCGTCCTCTACAGTTTCAATGAGGCGGCGCAACTCGCCAAACTCTTCACTGTCGCCCGTAAATATCTCAATTGCCTTTTCACCTATCTGCCGCGCACGATCACGCAACCAGAAATTGTGTACCAAGTCTAGGTGCAAGTCAGCATTGTCAGCATTACCAACGTCTAGGGTTGCAATAGTTTCTTGCACTTTGTTACGAGCCGCATCTGGCATAGCAGGATTGCGATCATTGAACAGACTGGCTAACTCATTGATAGTTAAGTCTTTTCCGTATTTGGTGTGCGAATATGTCAACGTGTCAAATATGTCACGCATCTCTTTTTCAAACATTGTCCTGTCGATAATGTTCTTGACACTACCAAAGAAGTTAAAGTTGAGACAGAAACCAAGTATCTGTTTATCTATTGATATGGGATCGTATGAACTCATCTCGTTCCTCGTTGTTTAGGTTTTTTAAATCACGATCAAGTACCATCAATCGCGTCGGTATTTTTCTACATAGAATCTTTACCATGTCAAGTGCTTTGTCGGTTGCATCTTTGTCAAGCGCGACAAAAATCCTTTTGTACTTGGATAAAAAATCTATGTGTTCGTCTAATAGATTGGTTCCCAGTAAAGCTATGCCCGTCGAAACGCCGCAAACAGCGCAAGCAGAAGCACAATCTTCCACAACAATTCCAACATCCCCACTACCACAAACAAAAGGTAGTTTGCTGTTTCCATACCTGTACCATTTCGCCCCTCTTCCATCTAATGATCGACCGACCGCATCGACTACCTTGCCTTCATGTTTAACAAGGTAAGCTACACGATTACGTTTGAAATCGTACCGTATATCTGCACGACCAGACAAATACGCATCGTAGGCATGTACAGATCTTACATAAAGTTCGGCGTCTAAGTTTCTGGAAAGACTGGTAAATGTATCAGGAATAACAAACTTATCCGGTGCGGCAGGTGCAACACTAGGCGTCGGTTTCTTGATTGCAATCTTTGCAAAATCTTTAGATAAGACTATGCCTGTTCGACCAGACACGTTGCAGTCCGCATGAAAACAAAACCACATGCGTTGCAATCCATCGTCGGTTACGCTAAACGTATTCGACTTGCCACACACAGGACAGTCAGACCGATAGCGTCCCAACGGCTGGATGTCCAGCGACTCAACATAACCTTTTAGCCAGTTCGGTGATTTCATGTCACAAGGAATAATCGATACAACAAACCTTGTCAACTGCATTTTTTTGGTTGACACGACTTGACAGGCCGTGCTACCTATTTATTTAACCTACCCTATGGGGATAACCTATTATGAAAACATATAATAAAATAAACCCGATAGCTAAACTATTAGGGGATAGAAAATATAATAAACAGGTTATACCTAATAAGAAGAAAAGTAAATTGGATAAACTATCTAAAAAGGAAATGAAGGATGGCTCGACCACCAAAGATAGATGAGCCGACTAAGACATACGTTCTGTTGATGAAACAAAAACAGTTTGATGAATTGTCGGTTTTTGCTAAAGAGATGCAGAAGAAAAGCCTAGAACAAGTGGCAGTAGCTGACCTAATCAGGGAAGCCATAGATATTTACTTAGACGCTTTGAAAGAGGAATCAGATGAAGTCGTTGAAGACTAAAAAACTTGAAATAGAAATTGTCGAACGCAACGATTACAAGTGGTCTTTGTGTGTTCCTGTATCATCCGTGCGTATTGGTGAGACAGATCGTGAACTGGTGAAGTCAAAAGATTGTGTGGACTATCTGCGTCACGTTGTATTGTTTGTCGGAAAAAGTCGGTGGGAATGTAAAAAATGGCTTGACGAACACAAACAGGTGGTGCTAAAACTAGGGATACCTTACGAGGTTGCGTAAGGTTGTTTCGTTCGTTGGTTGGGGAGCGGGGTTGGAATTAATTTTCCAGCCCCGTTTCTTTTTTTGTTGACAGGATGTTTTGTAACCGATATTGGTTATGTATCGTTAATCAATGAAGGGAACGAACGATGGCTAAGATGACTGAACAACAAATATTTGCTAGAATGTCTGGACACTTCCTATGCCAACATTTGCCTGATGATTGGGCAGACTGGCCTGAAGAAAAGTTAGATAAGTTTTTTGAGGACAACGCATGGGAACCGCTAGAATATTGGCCTGTCAATGATGTTTATGAATTGATTGACAGCCTGACTAGGGATGTGATGAACCTGATGGGCGTTGATGGTACTGACCAACTACTGTAAGGGAGATTGATGATGAAGTTTGATTCAGATAAATCCTACAGCGTACTCGTATGGGATATGCCTGTCGCTGTATTTGACAACGAATTGGATGACTACATTCGTAATGAAGATGGCACAGTAAAGCTGTTCAACATATCCAACTATGACTATTCATATATCTGTGATGATGTGGGTGTGGATGAACTGCAGGAACGTGACAAGGGAGATGACTACGATGGCTAAAAAACTAGAGAACATGACGATTGATGAACGCATGGCCTATTGGGAAAACCAACGGGAAAAGGAACGCATACAGCGCAGAAACCGCATTGGTAAACTGTCTATGGAACAACGGTGCGCTGTAATTGAGGTACAGAAGTGGCTTGATGATGTCTTGGACTTGGCATTATATCCTGACATGGGCGGTATCAAATGTGTGTCAGCATACGCATTGCAAGAGTTGTCAGATGCACGGGACAAACTAAAGTTTGAGTTTAATTTAGATGAACGTAGCTAGACCCAAAGAAGCCGCGTGGGACAACGCCAAGCTGTACCGCGTGGATTTCTTCGACATGAGATTACCAGTATCCGGCACACGGCTCGTGTGGGCTGTTGTCGGTTACAAGTGGGTTCGCATTTGCACACCAGTACAAAACAAGAAGTTTCGTATGCGGCGTGGCGAATGGGACAAAATGTCAACACAGTTAATAAAGGAAACCGACGATGAACGTACCGACATTCAAGGAACTGAAGCGGGACTTACAAATCCTAGAGATTGAACCTGTGTACGACCGCATGGGACGAATCAAGTTGACAGGCAATCGTCCTGTCTCTAATAGAATTGCTGAACTGATGATGAAGGAAGCGAACAATGAAAAGAAAATTTGTAGTTGATGTTGTTGCGTCGGTTTCAGCCCGTGTACCTATTGGGGCTGATAGCGAGGATGAAGCAAAGAGGATGGCTATCGAAGCATTCAAGCTAGACCCGTTGATAAATAGGTTGATTGTTTCAGATTACATTGATACGTTTGATTATGACATATACGAAATAGGTGAGGTGTAATGATGGGCAAGATGAAAGCATTGGCAATGGACAACGAAGACAAATGGTTTGACATTGCCGGATCAATCATCGGGGGTTGTGAGTTTGTCGGTGAGTTTATGCAACAGATGGAACCACACCGTGACCTGATGGCGCATTTCACTGACAACGAACTTGGCGAATTGATGCGGGAAACTTGGGATAACTTTTGGGCAGACAAACGATGAACTTCTATATTGACCCTGTGTATCCTGACAAGGCAAGCGACCCACGCCTGACAAACGTGGCTGACAAATGGCGGACACTAAACAGACAAATCAGTGACGCTGACTGGCATGGCAAACCCGTGACAAAAGCGCAACGTGACAAACTGGTAACACTGAGACAAATGGTGCAACATGGCAAATTATACACACCAAATTTCTAGACAAACACCTGACAAACGAACCACACTATCAAGAGATTATCCGTGCTATGATTGCGGTAAACCGTCGATGGTCTATGTAGATAATTTATTTTACTGTCCTAAATGTTATCTAAAAAAGCAGGGTGCCAAAATAAAACCGCTTGACCATCGCGGATTTTATCCGTAACGTTTGCAAACCGACAAACGAAAAGGAACCGACCAAATGAAAAAACGTATACACATTAATCAGCACGTCATTCGTGCAAATAAAAAGAACGGGACAACCGATCCTGTAATCACAATTAAAACTAGCAATCGCAATATCTATGCCGACCGTGTCGAGATTCGCGGCGCGTCTAATGTTGTTTATTCACCTGATAAACCGTTATCATGTGGTGCCCGTGTTTGGATAGAAACAGAGGCACCCGTGCAATGTGAAAAGGGTGGCAAGGTCACTTTGATAAGCGGGGTGTATAGCTAATGCAACGCGATAAAGAATTTTTGATGATATCGGATTTTGTAGGCGATCATTTTGCTAATTTTGGATTTTATCCCGCAGAAGTTGAAACCGAAAAACAAGTTTACACTTTTGATCAGTATTGGGCTATTTTGGACGCAGGGGGATATGATGAAAAAAGCTGATATAAACAAACCCGCCGCGACCATGTATCCAAAAAGCCGACGCACGGTTGCCGAATCCAAATCGGTTTTGAAACAATCTAAAAATAAAAAGCTAAGCAAAGATAAATTGCCCGTAATCAAAAAAGGCAAGTTTAAAGGCTATGTGATTTATACTTTGACATTAGAGGAACGAGCAACCTGTCCCCGCTATTGCTATCATTGGGATGATTGCTACGGCAATAATATGATGTTCGGGCATCGCATCCAGCACGGGGCAGAACTTGAAGCCGCTTTGCAAAAAGAAGTTGCGGAACTTTGCGGACTTTATCGCGGGGTGATTATCCGGCTGCATGTGCTGGGCGATTTCTATTCGGTTGATTATGTCGAACTGTGGCAGCACCTGTTGACCAAGTTTGACAATTTAGCCATCTGGGGATTTACCGGATACAAACCGACAAGTGATATCGGTTTGGCTATTCGTGCCGTGCGGGGCGGATTCGGGGAAAGATTCGCGGTGCGGTTCAGCAATGCGCCGGAATGGCAATTCAGCGCAAATAGTGCCGACCTAATTAAGCCAGCAAAAAACAAATCGGTAATTTGTCCAGAACAAACGGGCAAAACCGAATCGTGCGCGACTTGTACGATATGCTGGGCGGCAGACTATGTGCAGGTTTTATTTCAAACCCACTAACGTGACAAACGGGGCGACACTAAATGTTTTGGGATGCTATGCCGCATCGGTTTGTTGGTTTTACTGGCGGCGGTGGCATCATCGGATCAGTTGAGTTGGGGGCTGATCCATCGGGGCGGGGCGGGAGATTTTCCGCCCCGTTTTTTGTGTGCATTTTTTATTTGCCTGTGCGGTCAATTTCTGTTTTAACTATATTTGTTCAATCAACGAAAGGAACCGAACACATGTTTGACTTAATCCAACCTGAATACAAAAACGAGGGCGGCGCGACCGTCTATGAACACAACAACATTGCCGACATATCTATTTTTCAAGATATGGGTTCTGTGCGGCGGGTGCCAATTGAGGCGGTGACCGCTCAACATTATAGTGATGTCGAATTGTGCGAGTATCAGCCGATGCCGGATTATTCAGCTTTGCAGAATACCGCAACCGGGGAAGTATTAAAGACCCGGCCTGTCGGTTCCAGCTATAAGCTTGTGCCGCATGATGAATTATTCGCCAATCATGCCGATGTCTTGGGTGCAACCGACTTGCCGACTAGCAATGTTGCGGTCATGGATAGAATCTACGACGGGGGGCTGCGTGCTCATAGAACCGTGCATTTTTTAGACTTGCAGCATGGCGTCGGTGAAAAACAGGACAATGTTGTCTGCCGCATGGATATCTTCAACAGCATTGATATGAGTTGGGCTTTCCAGATATTCAGTGGGGCTTATCGTGACCTGTGCCGCAATACGCTAGTTTTCGGCGGGGAAAAAGCTTACCACCAACGGGCAAAACACACCAAAAACTTAGAGCCAACCGCGCTTATCAGCAAGGCGGCAATGGGTTTGTCTATGTGGGAAAACCAGCTTGACCAGATGCAATTGTGGCGGGGTGCGAAATTATCGGATGAACAATTCGGGGATATCTTGGCGCAAACCGTTTGCTATAAATCTGGGGCAGCAGCCGAACAAGGCAAGGTTAAACCAGTCAACGAACGTTTGTTCAATTACTTGATGCACCAATTCAACGCTGAAAAGCAGGAACTAGGCGCGACCATGTGGGCGGCTTATAATGCTCTGACCCATTGGTCAACCCATACAAACGTCACATGGACTGGCGCGGATGGCGTTGACCGGCAGACTGGCAAGAATACACAGAGCCAGCATATGGTGCAGCGTAAACGAAACGAGGACGTGCGGAACGTTATCACGTCACCGTCATGGCTATATCTTGAGGGGCTGGCGGCATAGAATGAACGACAAACTAGAAATATTTTATCTTGTGTATCGTATGATCTTGGCGGTTTTGTTGATTACGCTATTGATCGCTTTTATCACCTTTTAATCAACGCTGGGAAAGGAACCAGAACTATGACAACCAACAACGAACACATCAAAGAGCTTTGCAACCAACTTGTGTCTGCTGTCCGTGCCGACGTAAAGCAGGACTTATATCAGCGGTTCAAAGCTGAGTTTGATTTCCAGACGGGGATGCACGGGGAAAGCCTCGAACCAGTCAAACGGCAGCGGGGGCAGCGGGGCAAAGATAAGCGGCCATTCCGTGCGAATTCTCCGCTTGCCCGAATCTACCGGACGCTTGCCAGCCGTAAACATGGCGTCAATATCAACACGCTTTGCCGCGAAACTGGATGCGATAGAAAGGCGGTGCAAAACGCCATTCATCGGTTGCGGGGGCATGGTTACGAAATCGTGAGTGTCCGGCGGGGATATCGCTTGCCTAAATACAAGCTTGCAAGCTAATTCGAAACCGACTAACAATATTGGGGCTGGCGGCGCGGTGTTGCCAGTCTCACTTGAAACCGACAAAGAAGGAACCAACAAAATGAAAAGCACAATTTCACTGAATAAAGACAATTTCGAAACCGACGCAAAACGCGTGGTTGCTATTACCACAGTTGAAGCCGATTTGATCTTGCAGTCTATTGAAGCACTCGAAACACAGGCATCGGCGGCAAAGGCATTGCTTCGAACTTTGGGCTTTGATCATTACACCCATGCAACCGACAACCCGCGCACCATTGCACGGTTGAACCTGACAGTTAAAGAGGCCAGCGATGACAATCAGTAGTGTGATCATGCTAGTGTTGCTGGCATGGGTTTTGATTGCTTGTTGGTGCCTATTTGCGGCACTGTGGGATCTTGCAAAGGAAGATTTCCGGCAGTAACGAAACCGACGAACCGACGCATTTCCTCCCAACTTATGCCCCGCTTAGCTAGTCTGGCGGGGTTCTTTTTTGCCCATCGTCTGAAATATCCGGCTTGGGCTTGATATCTCGGGATAAATTGCGGGTGAACTGGTACGGGTTTTCTATGTAAATGTAACATCAATAAGCCTCCCATATTATTTCAGATATGACAAATTAGGTTACACGGGCGGGTGCGGGCGCGGGTTTATCCGTCGGGATATCAGCCCGTCGGTTTCAGTTTGGTGGCTAGTTTATGGGTGCGCCACGGCATCACCGATGGGGAAAGATAAAAATGTGACTTGACGGGCACGCAAGGGACACCCCACCCCCCCGGCATATGCTATGCAATCCCGACAGCAATTTTGTATTTTGGGGATTACCGATATGGCTATGAAACCGACGTGTAGGGGTGCCCCGGTGAGGATGCAACCGACGTGTAGGGGTACCCCGGCAGGGTTTAGGCAAAAAAAGACCCCAACGGGGTATCCCGAAGGGGTATGAAACCGACGTGTAGGGGTAGCGGGGTGGTATTGGGTTATTTCCCGGTGGGTCTTAACCCCATTGTATAGGTCAAATCGTGATTTGTCAACAAAATTCGTAGGCAAATTTAATTTTTTTAGTAAAAAAGATAACCTATGGGTATATTCTTGTTGACTTACATAGTTATAGACGGTATACTTGTGATGTGGGCAGAGGTTTACTTAGCACATCCCGGCAAAAACCAACACAATATGCTTGACATTAGGGGTTTGAGGCTACAAACTGACCCTCCCACAACATAAAAAAGGAAATCAGACATGTTTGAATCTTGGATTCTTGTCTGCCTAGCCGTCGGGCCAGATTTGTGCCGTGAAATACGTGACACAGAAGGTCCGTACCCCACAGAAAAAGAGTGTATGTTGCGAAACGATGAAATGGCAACGTACATTTACGAGCGACAGGTATTCGAAGTTGTAATACGTAGTCGCTGTAAGTCGGTTTCGGAAAACAACGATGAATCTACTCCCCCAGACACACAAAAAGAAGGAATTGACCCCGCAACAGGAACAGTTCTTGGAACTTCTGTTTGAAAATGGTGGTCAGGTAACTGCTGCTGCCATCGATGCAGGGTATTCTCGTGGATCTGCAGCGTGGCTCAAGTCAACGCTTGCTGATGAGATCATCGAACGCACCAAGTCGGTTTTGGCAACCAACGCACTCAAAGCCGCAAACCGATTAGTCGATACAATCGACAACCCCGCCCCGGAAAGAGGTGACGACCTGCGCCTCAAAGCTGCCGAATCACTACTCAACCGTGTCGGCGTAGCAAAGCAGGAACAAATCAACCACAATGTAACGGCAGTGCACGGCGTAGTCCTGCTGCCACCAAAGAAGGAAGTCGTGATCGATGCGGACTGATAAAGAAATTCGCAAGATTGCCCTGAGTGATCAAATATCGAAACTCACAAACGAAGAGTACGATCAGTGGATCAAAGTAATCAAACCAAATATGTACGAACGCAAGTCTAAAGCGATGGGCGGTAGGTGTCGCGGACGCAAAGCAAATTACAAGGCATAGAGGTATAGTAGATGTCTGAAAATCCCATGTCAAATAAGTACGTCTTTGGTATAAAAGGTTTGGACATGAGGTTTGAACGTTTATACGATAAGCACGGCAGCACAATGAATAAGATGTTCAAAGGACGGGATCTATCTCCAGATGACGCAATGGGCATTTTAAGTTTCATAGATAGGAATCCTGACATGTCATACGTAGAGTTAAAAAACGAACTCATCCCACCAAAAAAACAAAAAATGGCGTACGGCGGTACAGCAAAACCAAAAAGAAAAGCTATGGCAGGTGGCGGCAAAGCCTGTCGCGGACGCAAAGCAAACTATAAGGCATAACCTATGGAATTTTTCGGAAACATTTACCAGTCTGCAAAAGATATGGCAACAGACTACACAACGATGAACCGACGTGATGCGTACAATCATCTCGTTCGCGTTTACGGTGACGATAAAGAAATGGTTGAGGCTGGCATGAAAAAATGGAATGAAGCCAACCCAAACTCTAAGGGACGCCCTGCAGCAAAATCTGCGGAGAAGTGACCTTGTCGGAAACCGACGCACCAAAGAAGAAACGAACCTATCAGCTATCCACCGCTGAACGTGCCCGTCGTGGGGCACAGAAGCGTTTACGGGCTGCAAAGAAGAAAGCTACACAAGCTACAAAGAAAGCGGAAGCACAAAGAAGTTATGCCCGAAAGCTGGAAGAAACAATTGGAAGAGTTGAAAAGGGAGTCACTGGAAAAGGAACAAACGTCATCGATGAGGGAGATCTCTCCATTCTACCCCCATCCGTTTCCGACCTTGTTGGTGATTCTGAAGTTGTTTTCCAAGCTAACCCCGGCCCTCAAGAGGAGTTTCTTTCAGCAGGTGAACAAGATGTATTGTATGGGGGAGCGGCTGGCGGCGGTAAGTCGTTTGCTCTACTTGCTGACCCCTTACGTTATTGCCACAACTCTAATCACCGGGGCCTTCTTCTAAGACGCACCTTAGATGAACTAACCGAACTAATAGACAAGTCACGCCAATTATATACTAAGGCGTTCCCCGGAGCAAAGTTCCGTGAATCAAAATCAACGTGGGTCTTTCCATCAGGTGCCACGATTTGGTTTACCTACCTAGACAGAGACAAGGACGTTACCCGTTTTCAGGGTCAAGCCTTTAACTGGATAGGCATAGACGAAATAACCCAATACCCAACTCCTTACGTCTGGGACTACCTACGTTCTAGACTACGTTCCACAGATCCTGAACTTCAAAAGAATCTATATATGCGTTGTACAGCCAACCCCGGCGGCGTCGGTGGCTGGTGGGTTAAGAAAATGTACATCGACTCACGCACAGAAAACGAAGCGTTTCCTGCGTACGACATAGATACGATGAAGCCCTTTGTGTGGCCCAACGGTCACGAGAAGGCAGGTCAGCCGTTGTTCTACCGCAAGTTTGTTCCTGCACGGCTGACTGATAATCCCCACCTCATGGCTGACGGACAATACGAAGCCATGTTGCGTTCGCTCCCAGAAGTTGAGCGGAAGAGACTTCTAGAGGGGGATTGGGATGTGGCAGAGGGAGCGGCCTTCCCAGAGTTTTCACGGAGTAGACACGTTGTCGAACCTTTCGAACTACCTACCAATTGGCCTCGCATTAGAGCAGCGGACTATGGCTATTCGTCCCCGTCTGCAGTTCTTTGGGGTGCTATTGATTGGGATAATAATATTTGGGTCTATCGTGAGTTGTACGCAAAACACTTGACAGCGGAAGATTTAGCTGATAAAATAATAGAAGCAGAACAATTAGACCCCCTACCACACTATACCGTCTTAGATGCTTCGTGCTGGAACAAAACAGGTTTCGGCCCATCCATAGCAGAAACAATGATGCGAGTCGGTGTACGCTGGACACCATCTGACCGTAACCGTATTCAAGGTAAGATGGAAATCCACAGAAGATTAGGCAATGATCCGTACACAGAAGAACCACGCTTACGAGTATTTTCTACCTGCCAGCATACCATTAAGCAGCTTGCGGGAATACCTCTATCAAAGACGAATAGCGAAGACGTAGACACGAAGGCAGAGGATCACGCATACGACGCATTGCGTTATATGGTAATGACACGCATGAGTGGCTACGCATCTATACACCAACAACTAGGCGCAATCAAGAACCACGTCTACAAGGTTCAAGATGAAGTATTCGGATACTAATCGATGGCAGACGACCTAAATGATGTAATAGAACGTGCTGCCATAGATCTACAAAACATGATCGACACAGGTTCTATTCCTGAAGATGATGAAGGTTTGTACGAAGCGTTTGGTGGTAAGAAGGGTGCAGGTAGGGTTGCTGTACCTGATAAATTAACTGATAAGCAGATACTTGCGTATTTTGATTTTATCGGAACGCCTTTAACTAGCAAATCAGAAAAAGCATCTGTCATCGATGCTATTCGTGAAAAACAACAAAGCGCACCTAGCATGAGCATTGCTGACAAAATCAAGAATCAGACTCTTACCATCGGTGAAGCCATTGAGATGGGACCGGAAGGTAAGCGAGGGGCTGTTACTAAGGCAATCGAAGCTGCGGGTAAATCCCTAGACGATGCTTGGTCAACAATAGGCGACAGCAAGTTTCTTACAAGCCTAAACGAAGTCGGTTCTGAAGCTACCTTTACTACTCTTGCAACAGTACAATCAGCCATCGAAAAGATGTCTGCTGCAAACGACCTTCCCCCACCGCCTAATATCTTCAAGGCTGAAGGTAAGGCTCGTGGCATGGGTTTGGAAAAGGCAAAGCAAGCCCGTAAAACAAAGGTCTTTAAGCAAGTCCCCGGTGCACAGCAGTCTCTTCCTGCCTTGACTGAAGGTATCGCTGCAATCAAAGACCCAGATACTCGTGCAGCCGTAGCTTTCAACGCTCTCGTACCGCTACGTCCCGGTGAGGTAGCCAAGATCAAACTGGACGACTTTGATTTTGAAGCGGGTCGGTTTACAGACGAATACCGTCGCGGCAACAAGATTCGTAACGCTCTGGATATACCAGAAGTATCTCTAGAGATTTTACGTGATGCTGCTGAAAAGGCACGGGCAGAAGGTCGGGAATACATTTTTAATACCACTGTTAGTAAGATGACTGCTGGTGTCAAGGCTCCCGGCGGTATTGCCGAACGCTTCAAACCGTTTGAAAGCATCTTGGGACGAAAGATCGAAGGTGTCAAGGATATTCGTAAGATTATCCCGTCAATCATTGCAAACGAATTAGGTTACGCACCGGAAGCATCGACCATCTTGGGTCACGATAACTTCGACGATACAATCGAAGGCTTGAAGGGTATTACCTCTAAGCACTACGTATCTCAGGTTATGACGCAGGAAGGCACAACGGCAAAGCAAGCCCTTCGTGCCCTGCAAAACATGTACGGTGAGGTTCTGGGTTTATCTACCTTGAACGAACTACCTGCCTCTATGGGCGTCACAGCAGCAGGACTAGAAGCAGTAGAGGCACCCCGCCTAGCTGTCATTCCTAAAGGTCAAGACATCGTAGGTACGCAAGTTCAAGGTAAGCTAACAGATGCTGACCTAGATTTGATCGACGATGTGCGTGAAGCACGTAGTCAAGAACTGAAATTGACTGCCACACAAGCTGAAGCAGAACGCTTACGTCTTGAAGCCCAGATGCCAAAGATTGACGAAGCTGCTATCCGTGCAAAGGAAGAGCGTCGCCTTCGTGAACAAGACATCAAAAAACAAGTGCGTGAAGAAAAAGACGCTTCACGTATTCAAGAAACGAATGTTGAAGTAGACGAAGTTCCATCTGATAAACTTTCAAGCAAACTAAGTAGGTTTGGTATAAAACTAGGATCTTACGGACTTATCGGTGCAGGTATCTATTCAGCTATTCAAGAACCTGCCCAAGCTGCTGTAGATGTAGGCTTAGAAGTAGGAGCACGGGCTTTAGGAGCCGCTGCTGGCCCTGCTGCAGCCGTGCCTATGATCATGACACCCACAGAATTAGGTGAAGCAGAAGCAACCCCAGATATGCGTCCTGCAACCCAAGAAGAACTTATGTCTCAGGTGAGACAGCGTGAAGCCGACAGAATGGCAAGACGCAAACGCGAAGCAACAGCCGAAGCAGCGATGCAAGAAGGCGACAGCTTTATGACTATGCAACCCTAACTAACAGGAGAGAACCATGAACCTCAACATGGGTGAAGCTTACATCACAGGCTCTGATAA